TTGCTGGTCTCGATAACCTTCAGGAAAACGAGGTGTGGGGGAAAAGTGGGCAAGGACGTCTTACTGCTGCTGGCTGTTGTCGTCTCCGGGGTGGTTCTGGCCTTCCTGTTCATGGGCTTCGTTCTGATCCCCGCTCTCGCTCTTCGCTGAGCCCTTCACCACCGAGTAGGTGGTGGTGGTGCCAGCCAGAAAGCCCGCCAGCAGGCCGATCAGGGTGTTGGTGATGTCAGCGATGTAGCGCGACGGGCCTTCCAGGTCGCTGGCCGGGTTGATGAAAGCGAACACCCAGGAGACCACCGAGGTGAAGACCAGCCCGGCGCAGATCGTCCCGGCGATCAGGATTACCAGGATGTCCGCGGTAGGCCGGTCTCGAAAACGAGCCATCAGAAGCCAACGATGTCGCTCAGGTTGCGCTCAGATCCAGTTGGCACGCTGATGTAGACCGGAGCAGGATCCATCCCCTCCAGGTCGAAGGTCACTCGGTACTGCCAGTTCACCGGCTTGATGTCGATGTCGTCGGTGGCCATCAGGGTGATCGTGGCCTCGCCGTCCTCTAGGAAAGCGACCACTGGCCAGGCCGGGATGATCAGCCCGGCACCGGAGTGGGTCAGGAAGTCGGGCAAGGCCTTGAAGATCACCTTGCCCTGCACCGGGGTGGTCTCCATCTGGTCGTAGTCGTCCAGGACCAGCGAGTAAAGCTTGATGTGGATGACGCCCAGACCGACGCCGGTTGGTAGTGCAGCCATGATCAGGTCCCTATGTCTTCGACGACGAACTGTCCGGGTGAGGTGGCGCTGCCCTGCATGGTGATCACGCCGGTGCCCGAGGCCCGGGCGACGGAGACCTTGAGGACGTGTGAGCCCGCGGTGAACTGGCCGATGTAGGTGGCGGTCATGTTGAAGGCGGTGGTCGCCGGTGCCTGGCTGATCGAGGAGACCAGCGAGGTAGCGCCATCACGCAGGATCAGCTGGATTCGGTCACCGGCCACAGTGGTGATGAAGTTGGCCCACACGTTCAGCTTGTACCAGCGACCCGCCACACAGGTGATCGTCGTGGTCAGCCCCGCGATATCCACCGGGGTGGTGCTGTTGGCGGTGTTGGCGGTGTTCGCGGTGATCTGGCCCATCCCCATGATCCCCAGCGGACGGTAGTCGACCTCGGCGACCTTGTTGTCCACGTAGTTCTTGGTGGTGGCGTGGTCGGGGTTGACCGGGTCGGCCATCCCGTAGATCTTCTGGCCGTTCATGTTGAAGCTGACCCCGACGGTGATGTCGCCCATCCCCGCTGGGTTGTAGTCCAGCTTGGTAGTGCGGATCTCGGTCTTGCTGAACGGGTCGGGCGTGCTGCCCCCACTACCGCCACTGAAGGCCACCCAGGCGTTGGTCGTACCACCGACCCAGATGTAGCTCAGCCCGGTGTCGGTCTCGTAGATGATCAGACCGTCCTGGACGAAGGTTGGCCGAGTAGAGCTGGTCACCGTCCACACGTTGGCGGCGCTGTAGACCCACTTCAGCCCGTCCCAGATCGCCAGGGCACGCTGGTTCTGGTTGTAGTACAGCTGCCCAGCCCCACGCGGAGTGGGGAAGGAGAACAGCCCGCCGGTGTCGACATGGGTCTGGCAGCGCCAGGTCTGGGAGTCGGTGCCCAGCGTGGCCACCGGGTCGGTCTGGGTGAAGATCTTCATGTAGCTGGTGGTGCCAGCCAGCACCTTGACCTTGGCACCCTGGGTGACCTTGGCTGCGGTGTTCGCATCGGTAGCCCGGCTCCAGGCTCCGGCAGCTGCGACGTAGATCCCGTTGTCGAACGCGTTGGTCTGGTTCTTGACCAGGATCCGTTCGGTGGCGCTGAAGGCGTAGCCGTCGATGGTCGAAGTGCCGGACAGGGTGATGTTGGCGGTGGTCGCACAGGCGACCGGGGCCAGGTACCGATCCCCGCTGGCGGTGAGCACTGTCCCGTTGATCGTGGCCCCGCTGGCGGCCAGCTGGGTGAAAGTGGCCGCACCGGCCTGGGTGATCCTGGCGACCTCAGTGCCCGCGTTCTTCCAGGACAGGTCGGTGTACAGGATGTTGGCCTGGTACTTGTCCACCGTCGGCATCTCGTTGCCGGTCATCGGTCGGTCCAGGGCCCACTCGATCTCGCCCACCTGAGCAGCAGCACCAGGAGGTGCGGTCAGGGTGAACTCCACCTCGGAGAGCTGGTAGAAGCTGTTGTAGGCCTTCTGGATCAGCTGGTCGGGGCTACGGCGCACCTCGTCGACCGTGTTCAGGGTGTGCCAGCCCAGCCCATGCGGGGCGTAGTTGCAGTAGACCCGCACGCTGACCGACTCGGTCCAGGACACGTAGTAGTGACTGACGATGAACCAGCCGTAGGGAAAGCCGTAGAAGAAGCCGTTGAAGTTGACGTTGAGGACCACGTAGTTGTTCGCCGCGATGGTGAAGCCGCCCTCGTAGTCCCCGTCGAAGAACTGGTCGACCTGGGCGTTGGACAGAGTGCCGAGCAGGGTCCCGCCGTTGCGGTCGTAGATCTTGGCGGTGACGGTCCAGCGCTCCCGGGCCTTGAACATCGCGTCGTTGAGCGCGCTTTGGTACAGGTGTCGGCCACCGAACGGGTTGGCGTTCATCACCAGGTCATCGTTGGACAAGGTGGCGTACCAACCGTTGCCGTTGCTGATGTAGTGCTTGCCGTCGGTGGTGTTGAAGTAGGTGCTTCCGGCAGGCGCGATGGCAGGCGCGGTGGCATAGCGCTGCGCCCCGGTGATGCCGTATCGCTGCGGCATCAGCCCACCACCACGACCCGGTAGCCAGCGCCCAGGTTGGGGCTGTAGCGCAGCACGGCGGTGTTGACCGTGGTGGCATCCCAGTCGACCTCCACCGCGGTGTACGGGGATGCCCCGTTGAGCACGGTCAGGGAGATGTCGCGGGTGTTCAGGTTGTGGGTGACCGTCTCCGGGCTTGCTGTTCCGCTCAGGCCTGCAGCGAACTTGCGAGCTCCAGCTGCAGCAGCGATTGCCGCGTTCATCGAGGTGATCGTCGGGATCACTGCGGTGTCCACGGCCACGGAGTCCGCGGCCACGGTGATACCGGTGCCTGCCCCCACGTCGAAGGTGTTGGCTGAAAGGGTAAGGCCAGCACCCCCGACGTAGGTTGCCCCACCGGTACCGAACTGGGCATAGGTGAGGTTGGTGGTGTCGATGGTGATCGGCAGGTTGGTGGTGAGCACCCAGGCGGTGTCGGCCTGGGTAGAGCCCTCCTGCACGAACACACACATGCCCGCGATCTCGTTAGCGCTGTCCACGTCGGTGGCCCGGTACCAGGCCCCGGACTGAACCACCCAGATCCCGTTCTGGGAGGCGGTGCTCTGGTTCTTCACCAGCACCCGGTCCTGCACCACGGTGGTGACCCCGTCGATGGTCAGGAAGCCGCTCAGCGCGGTATTGGCCGTGGTGGCCACCCGCACGGCGTCCTTCCAGGCCAGGCCGAACACGGTGGCGTCCACATAGTTCTTGGTCGCTGCGTCGCTGGGCACGTTGGGCTCAGCCAGGTTGGTGATCTTCTTGGAGTTGAAGGACACGTCCACGGACGGCACGGCCAGGGCGCTCAGCGGGATGGTGGAGTGCGCGGACGCATCGTGCGCGGGAGTGCCGTGGGTGTGGTCGCTACGGGAGAGCGAGGAGGCAGAGCCGTTGGCTGAGGCCAGCCCATAGGTGGTCTCGGCGGTGACCGAGCCGAACGCGGGCATCCCGTGCTTGTGGTCCTCGCGGGCGAAGTTGGCCCCGGTGCCTACTGTCCCGCCATCACCGATCGCCTGGGTGGTCACGGTGGAGGCCGGGGTTGCTCCAGCACCCGCCTTGGCGGCAGTCCAGATCGGCCCGGTGGTGTTGGTGCAGCAGTACAGCGTGGCGTCGGCGGTGTTGAAGTAGATCTGCCCCAGGACGGGGCTGGCCGGGGCACTGGACAGGTTCTGCACCTGGGCTTGGCGCAGCTCGTTCTTGGACAGGTCTACGGCCCCGTAGAAGGTCGCCATGGTGCTCCTAGGACAGATAGGCCTCTCCGCCCAGGGAGGCGGAGAAGGTCAGTCGGATGGTGGAGGCACTCAGGTACTCGACGGTGCCGGGAAAGACCTGTTCCTTCAGGGAGTTGACCACGACCACGGAGGGCTGAAAGGTCAGTGGGTGGCTGATCGTCCAGGTAGTGGAGGCGCTGACCTGGTAGTGCGTGTAGGAGGAGGTGCCCCCGGCCACTGCGGAGACGGTGATGATCGCCTCGCCAGCATCACCGAGGGTGACCAGCACCCCCTCACCACGAAAGTCCAGCAGGGAGGCTGCGGTCAGTACCGTGGTGTTGTCCTCCTGGACCATCACAGACCCACCGACTCCGGGTACTCCAGGTGGCCCAGGAGGGCCCTGCACGTACCAGATCCCGTTGGCTGCGGGCACCGGGGAGATGTCGGCCAGCTGCCGGTCACTGCCCTCGGGAACGTCGATGTGAAAGCTGTCCAGGTGGACCTGCTCCAGGTCAAAGCTGACCTCGTAGGTGTAGTCCACTGGCTCCAGGTTGGGGTTATCGGTGGCGACCAGCTCCACCTGGCCATCCCCGTTGGGGTCCAGGTAGGCGCTGTAGGCGTGCACCGGGTAGAGCACGTCGTTGGTCGCATCGCGCAGAAACTCCGCAGTCGGGGTGAAGTAGACCCGGCCCACCACGGGCTGGATCAGCTGCACCCCATTGACCGCGACGGAGTGGCGTAGCCGTATCCGGACGATCCCGGTGCCCACGCCGATCGGGAGATCTGGCATGTCCTCAGTCTCCCAGCGCACGCACCTGACCCTGAGCACAGCAAAGCGCCGGGCCCCCCTGCAAAGGCCCGGCGCTTTAGCTGCAAATGCTACTGCTTACTTGCGCTTGCCCCGACCACGCGGGTCCACGACCGGAGGCTCGCCCTCGACCGGGATCTCGTTGGGAAGGGTGTTGTCGGGGTGCTCACCCGGATTGCCACCACCAGAGCCAGGGAGGGTGTTGTCCGGGTGCTCTCCGCCACCGCCGGTCTGCGGGTCGTTGGCCTCGAAGCCCGAGGAGAGGTCATCGAGGCGCTGCTTGGCGCTGTCGATGGTGGACACCAGGGCCTCGGAGTTCGCGACCTGGGCCTCCAGGGCGGCGTTGAGCTCGGTGTTCTCCGAGGAAGCCGCTTCGAGGGCGTCACGGGTCTCCTGCAGGTTGCGCTCGGCTTCCTGCCGAACCTGGTCGAGCTCGGTGGTGATCGCCTGCTGCAGGCGGTTGATGGACTCGTTGAGCGGTGCCATGTACTTCTCCAGTTCTGTAGAAACGTGTCGTTCGATGTGCCGTACCGCGGCCCGGATAGCCCGCAGCGTTTCCTTGTGCATTGCCTTCATGCCCTGCTGTTCTAGCCAGCTGACCATCCGCTCTCCTTGCTCTTGTAGCCAGTCTCCCAGGGCCTGCACGTCAGCCCTGCGCATCCATCAGGACGTGCCCGAAGTCGTGGTCGGCCTTGACCGTGATGATCTGGGAGTCGATCAGCTTGGGCTCCCAGCCACACAGGCAGATGAACGTGGGCTGGGTGAACAGGCGTTGGTCGTTTGCATCCAGCACGACCGTCTTGACCAGGCCCTGCTCGGTGCAGCCCGACACCAGGCACTGGTAGATGTTCTTCAGGCGCTTCCTCATGTGCTCCCCTTACCTCGTGGCCGCCTTGATGACGGTCCCGCTCAGGTTCTTGATGGTGACCCGGGGGTCATCACAGATGATCTGGCTCTCGCGGGCCACGAAGATCTCCCGAGGGGCACCACCGAAGGTGTTGTTGTTGCCCCAGAGCAGCACGCCACCGAAGTTGGACTCCAGGCGGGCCAGACCTCGGTTGCCGCCGAACATGCAGCTGTCCACGGAGATCTCGGTGTTGCCGCTGATCCCCTGGATGCCATGGCCGCCCTTGAACGAGCAGGCAGTGAAGGCGAAGTTGTTCGCGCTGCCGTTGAAGCGCACCTGGTAGGACTCGGTGGGGTAGCCGTCCGGGGCATCGAACTCGGTGCCGATGCACCGGGAGTTGTGCCCGTAGGTGACCTTGAGCTGGTAGCTCTTGCGCCGCGCACTGATCATCGCGGAGCCGATGACGGACTTGGAGCAGGAGAACTCGATGAAGGGCAGGTCAGCACCCATCCAGGTGGTGTTGCCGGAGTCCATGAACCCACCACCGAGGAACCACTTGCACTCGGATCCGCCCAGGGTGAGCGGGGTTGCTCCGGACATGGCCTGGAAGTTGTTGAACCCGCTCATGTCCAGGCCAGTGCCCCAGCCCTTGAAGATGTTGCGCCAGCCCACGAAGGAGCAGTTGTTGAAGTCCCAGTACCACTGCACGTAGTTGGAGTCGAAGCCCCCAGGAGCCCGAGGCAGGAAGTCCTTGTCACTTCCTGCGCTGAACTGGATGCCCGAGGCCACGAAGTCCCGGCTAACCCCGTTGGCGGGGTAGCTGTAGCCGGTGTTCTTGTAGAGCACGAACATCGAGGAGCCCGCAGGCCCGGTGTAGGTGATCGTGGGGGCCTTGCCGTACTCGAAGGCCCTGCCCTGGCTACCACGCCATCTACCAGGCGCAGTGGGGATCTGCACGTTGCAGTAGTGGTTGCGGAAGGCGAACTCCACCTCACCGGTCCAGCCCTGCTTCATCTTGTTGGCCAGGTTGGTGAACCGCTCGTTGTCCGAGCTGCCCAGCGAGTCGAACGGGGTGCCGTTGCCGCTGCCCTGGGTGATCGTGCCACCAGAGCCAGAGCCAGCAGGTCCGGGTGGGCCCATCGGGCCTTCGGGTCCGGGAGGACCTTGTGGACCGGGAGGACCTGCTGGGCCTTGGCTGCCGGTGCCCACAGTGGGATAGGGCGGTAGGGGGACGAACTGGTCCAGATCGGGATCAAACACCTGCAGGTTGGCCATGCGCTTACCTTTCATGGGGGTTGGTAGAGCTAAAGGTCCTTGTGCCGCTCCTCATCGTGGAAGATCTCGCTGCGCTCTCCTACGTAGGCGACATCCACCTCGGTTTGGCCCTTGTGCTGAGCAAAGCTGATCTCGTACACCTTGGTGCAGCTCTCACACCAAAGCAGCAAGGTGATGGAGTGCCTGCGCACGCTGTGCCCATGAACACGCCCATCGTTGCGGATGTCGACGTCACCGCCAGCCAGGGCGATGTACACGTCCTTGATCGGCTGGTCCTCCATCCGGACCTCAGCATGGCAGTGATCGATGTGCGTGAAGGTCCCTTCGCACCCCGGACATCGCAGCGCAGGGGGCGCGAACATGTTCGAGGAGTCGAAGGACAGGCTCATGTGCTCTTGATCCTGCGCAGCTTGACCCGCTCATGGCCGACCAGGGAGCGCCAGTTGTGGATCGCGGTGTCGGTGTTGGAGGTGACCGGCTCGGCATGGGCCCAGTTGCCCTTGCGGTCCTGCACCAGGATCCAGTGGGTGGGCTTGGGTTGGGCTTCGGCCTCGGCCCTCCACCGGGCGTAGCGGGCCTCCTCGGCCTCCTTGAACACCCTGGAGTTCCAGGTGATCTTGCGGCCCTCGCACTCGATGTAGTCGAGGGACTCCATGCCCATGTCGGAGGCGTAGATCGCGGCCTCGATGGCCTCGGGCAGCGAGTCGAAGCTCTCCACCACGTACTGCCCGTAGACGTGGGCGAACTTCAGGGCCTTGGCCATCAGGAGGCCTTGCGGTGCGAGATCTCGAAGTAGGTGTTGGTCAGGTAGCGGATCACCGCGCTCATCGACTCCATGTTCAGCTCCTGCTGCAAGGCCCGGATCCTGGCCTTCTCGGTCGGGCTCAACCTCACGAATACCAGGTCTGAGCGGGTCTCACCGTCGATGGTGATCTCCTTGCCTCGGGGCATCTGCTTCTCCTTTAGGTGGGGCTCCGCCAGGCCGCAGGCCCGCATCACGCAACGACCTGGCGGAGGTCTTGTTAGTGCCAGCGATAGTGCTCTGCCCAGTCGTACTCACTGTCGTGCTTGCGTCCAGTGAGCAGCAGCTGCTCATGGGTGGGCCAGGTGTAGTAGGAGTCGGTGAAGTTGGGGTGCATGGCGCACCGGATCACCACCACGTTCTCGTCCCCCAGGCGCTCGTAGGCGCAGTTGAGGGCGTGCTGGGGGTCGTCGCGCTCACTCACTTCTTCCTGCCCTTGAAGTCGTTGAACAGCTCGAAGCCCTCGATGGCCTTGGTCAGGGCCTGCGTGGCCTGGACCTGTGCTGCTCCCAGCAGGGCTTGGGCTGCCTGTGGGGCATCCCGGTCGTACATCTTCTGGGCCTCGTTGAGCAGATGATCTGTGGTCATCGAGCTCCAGGGTGCCGGGATCATCTGCTACCTACGCTTCCGTAACCTACGCAGACGTAACTTTCGGTTGCGTAGGTTTGGTTTGGTGTGGTGGTGTATGCCGAAGCACCACTGCCGAAGCAACCACGCCAGGGGATCACGAGATCACCTTGACCCGGATGACCACGATGCCCGGGTAGCGAGCCTGGAGTGCATACAGAGCTTGGTCGATACCTTCGTATACCGTGCTGGCCGCCAGGAGAGCTCCGCAGCCCTTGGCACCCTCGGTCACCCGGTACCGAAAGCCGTAGGGCAGCTGTTCCACGATCGCGCTCATAGCTGCTCCGCACTCACCAGCGGGTAGTTCCGGTTGGTGATGAAGTACTCGGCACGGGTGTACTCCTCATCCACTGGACTGAAGTAGTGCCACCGGTGGTCGCACACGCTGCAGATCCAGAACAGCTCAGTACCTCGGTTGGGCAGCATCCCGATCGGTATCGCATCGTGGCCACACTCAGGACAGCTCGTCTTGGCGCTCTTCATCATCGACCTCCGCACACTTGTAGCCGTACCAGAACGTTGGTGCCCATCCGGCTACCGGGACACCATCGATGAACGCGGTGAGGTTGCCTGCGGAGTCCACTTCCATCTCCTCGGCTTCGACCACGTCGTAGTCCTCCCTGGTGTTCACCTGCCAGGTCTTCACTTGTTCTTGGTCCCGATGTCCGCACCCACACTCGGGCTCTTCCGGTACCACTCAGGTGTTGCCAGGTCATCCTTGCGCTTCGCGCTCTTCGGCTTCTTGGTTTCTTTCTTGGAGTCCTTGCCCTTGCTCACTTGCTGACCTCCACCCGGTCCTGGATGCTCAGGTCCTCCTCGCTGAACAGCGTGGATGCACCGTTGATCATCTCGTTGCTCTCCCGAAGCGCAGGGTGCGCCTGGTAGTAGCTGAGTATCTCTTCCTCGTTGTGCAGCTCGATCCGGGCTTCACGCAGCTCACGGTCCATCTGATCCACCTTGCCTCGAAGGCGTTCCACCAGCTTGCTCTGCTTATCCAGCTGTTCCTGAGCTCGCACAGCCATCTCCCGCGTTACTCCCTTGCTCATCTGTTCTCCTCCATGATCCGCACCATCACGACCCGATGACCTTTCTTCTTGGCCTTGGCGGTCATCACCTGGTAGCCCATGGACTGGAACTGCCTCCGTGCTGATGCCGCGTTGTTCTCGCTGTAGGTTTCTGCTACCCACTCACCTGGATGTGCCTCCACCATCTGCTGGAACTCGTTGATGTTCACGTTCGGTGGTCGTCCCACTCGCTTCGGCTTGTAGTTCGCTCCTAGTACTTCCGGCATCCGTGTTCTCCTCTGGGATCTTTGCTTCAAAATCCGCTTGACCTGCTACTTCGTCATTCAGAGCGCTTAGCTTTGCTGCATGAACAGCGACCTGAGCACAGGTCTGGCAGATCGGGAACCGCGGAACCTCACCGAGGAGGGTGTACAGCACCTTGGCGGTGGACTTGAAGTTCTCCTTCTTCCACCCGCACAGCGTGGCCGGTCGGTAGTTGTAGCTGGTCCTACCGCTGCTCATCACCTGGCCAGAGGACTGGACCCAGATACAGATGTGGGTGACCTTGGTGGTCTGAAGGTAGGCGACGCTCTCCGCCACGGTGCTCTCTTCCCGGCGGCTTACAGGCCTGCCTCTGCTTGGACGTCGCACCCACACTTGTAGAGCTTGTCACCGAGCTCCCTGGCCAGGATGGGCGTCATGGTCAGTTCCACCGCATCGATCTTCAAGACGACCTTTCCGCCCTGCTTTTCGATGGTTACTTCCTTACCTTCTCCCTGCGTTCCCACTGAACCTACCTCCTCGGTGCAAGGGTTGTCAAGCCTGGTCTAGGTCAGGTTGTAGACGTCCTCGTCAACCTTGTGCACCTCGCCCTCACGCCAGGCCGTACCGGTGGCCAGCTGCTCCTTGTTCTGCTCGACCTGGTCGGCCATCCAGTTCCGCTCGCTCTTAGGGCTCGCCCAGGGGTTCACCGCCGGGAAGCGGTGCGAGACCAGCTTCCAGGCCAGTGCGGCGCTGCAGAAGCTGTCCGGGAGGTGGAAGTCCTTACCCCGGCTGTACAGGTCGTCAGTGGACGCGTAGAGGATCTCCCGGTAGAAGGAGCCGATCCGGGGTGCAGTGATCTGACCCCGCTCCACCCCGGAGACGAACTCGGAGAGCATGTCGTCACGCTCACGTCCGGCCATCACGAAGTTGCGGACCCGGCTGTCCATCATGTCGGAGACCACCCGGCCCAGCCCGGTGGCGTCGTGGATGCCCGCCGCGTTGTAGCTCTTGGCCAGCTTGTTGAACCAGCCGACCATGTACGGGTAGGGCCTGCGCTGCATCCGGATGTAGTACACGCAGCGGATCGGTGCACTGGTCACGTCCCACACGGTGATCACGGTCCAGTCGATCGCCTGAGCCCAGTCCGCGGCGATCACGTAGTCGGTGTCGGAGCGCGGCTCCTCGTAGAGCACCTGTTCGAAGTCCCGGTCGGCCTTGATCGGCTCAGGGTTGGGCAGCGAGAACATCCGTTCTACTGCTTCGGAGTCGATCGCACGGTTGCCGATGCTGGGCTCACCGAGCTCGTACTCCACTCGCCAGCGCTCTCGGGACACCTCCAGCTTCTTCTGCTCGACGAACTCTTCGTCCAGCCAGCCGTCCCGGGCCCACATCGTGTCCTTGTAGCACCACTCGAAGATGGGCAGGCCCTCGTCCTTGAACCGGTGCATCTCCTTGGCCATGGTGCCGTCGGCGTACTGCAGCGTGGAGCCCATCATGGTCTGCTGCGGGATCCGCGCCCCCACGTGGTTGGGCTGCGGCATCGGCTGGCCCTTGGCGCTCTCCAGGATCTCGTAGTCCATCTCGTCGATCTCGTCCAGGATCAGTCGAGGTGGGTGAGGACCACGCACCGCCTTCTGGGACGCGGTCAGTGGGCGGATGATCGCCTTGTTGTGCAGGATCATCTTCTGGATCGCGTCGGTCTTGATCATCGACCGAGGTGCACCGGGGCTGTCCCAGGCCTTACGCATGTGCTCCAGGACGTTCTGGGACTGGTTCTCGCTACCACCGACGATGTTGCAGTCGGTGCCCCAGATCACCGCGGTGGTCAGCCCGAGCAGGCTCATCATCGCGCTCTTACCGCTCAGGCCTCGCGAGCCCAGGCAGAGCACCTGTGGGCTGCGGGCGAAGAAGCTGTGCGCGAAGGCGTCGAACGGGGCCTGGTGGTGGGCACAGTGCTTGTCCCGGGGGATGGTCACCCCCCAGAAGGCCTTGACCACCTCGTAGAGCTCACCGTCGTTGTGCGGCGGACGGGTCAGCTGATAGCTGGGCGGGACGGTGATCGTGCTCATGTGGGCATCGTCCCACCCGTGTCACACGTACTCGCGCCAGGTGAACTTCAGCCGCCCGCTGGTGGTTCCCTTGCCGTAGCAGATGTTGTAGTAGCTGCTCGTGGTGGACGTGGTGCCGTACATCATCCCGATGCCCCGGTACTCCCCGGACAAGAAGTTGTTGTGCCAGTCGCTCTTGAGCGTGATCGTCTTGCCCTCGCCACGGCCCAGGTCCACCGCGTTGTACTCACCGACCACCCGGTTCGACCCCGGCGAGCCGGAGGGCTGGGAGGTCAGGTCGTGGTGCCCGATCATGATGTTGCCGTCACCGGCGATGCCGTGTGAGGAGGAGGAGCGCTGCACGTAGAGCTCCACCTTGGTCAGGTCGTAGGCGTTCTTTATGAGGTTGTAGATGGCCGTGCCGTAGAACCAGAACCCCTGGAAGTTATCGCCACTACCTTGGTACACGTAGTTGTTGTCGGTACGCCATCCGTAAGAGCTGCGGTACGACGCACTGTCGGTGCAGGTGACGTACGCGGTCTTAGTGGTGAGCACCTTACTTGGTGCCGGGGGTAGCGGAGTGGTCGTGGTGTACTGAGTCGGCGCGCTCCAGTTCCCGGAGGCATCGCGAGTCCATCCGGTCACGTAGTACTTGGTCCCCGAGCTAAGCGCGGGGGTGACCCGGGTGGTGGTGGACCCGGGTGCCCCGGTCCAGGACCAGTGCGGCTGGCCATCGGCTTGGGTATTGGTGAAGCTGTTGGCGTCGACCACGCCCGGGTTGGTCGGGTACGCGGTCTTGGACATCTTCAGGCAGCCACCAGTGACATCGACGTCAGCGGCCAGCTTGACCGTCACTGAGTAGGTCTTGGTGGTGGTGTTGTGTGCTCCAGCGCTGAAGACGATCACGCCCGGGGGCACCAGGTCGGCGTTGAACCGCTCGGTCCACACCGTCGGGGCGGTCTTCTCGTACAGGTGCACCACCGGCTTCCAGCTGGTGGCGTCCTTGGTGTAGAGCGGACCGGGCTTCCAGCCGTCTACGGTCTTGATGTAGATCGTGCCGAAGGCCATCAGGTCGTCTTCACGTACAGGTCACCCACCGTGCCCAGTGAGGAAGCCGGTGCGGCGGTGCCGCTGTAGACCATCGGCTGGGGCGGGTAGACCCGCTTCCAGGTGGTGCCGTCATAGACCTGGATGACCTTGTCGGCAGTGATCCAGGCGACCTCACCGGCCACCGGGGTGGGCCGCTTGGTGGACAGGTCAGCGGACGTGGTGAACCGCTGGACGCTACGCAGCTCGGCGAAGATGCTGAGCAGGTAGAGCCAGTCGTTCATGTTGTTCATCGGCTCGTTGACGTCCGGGAACGGCCAGGCCTGGTTGGCCGTTGCACGCATGCTCATGAGATCTCCTAGGCGGGGTTGGTGCCGCCGATGTCGGCGATCGTGGTGGTCGGGGTAACGATCGATCCGGCCGGGCCGACAGGACCCTGTGGGCCGATGTCGCCCTGGATGCCCTGAATGCCCTGGATACCTTGCACACCCTGCTGCCCGGCACCGGTCTTGTTAATCCACAGGTAGCCGGTCACGTTCAGCGTGGCGGTGTCGTTGTGGCTGACCTTGAAGTTGAGGATGTCGGTGCCCGAGGTGGAGCGCAGCGACAGCGGCAGGCGAATCACGGTGTTGACCAGGCTGTTGCTGGGGATTATGACCTCCCCGACGTTCACCGAGTTGTAGACGGCCTGGATGGCCCTAAAGCCGGTGCCGTTGACCGAGGTCTGCTTGAAGAAGTGGATCGACACTTCGAGGTTGTAGTCCGACCCCGGGGCCAGCACGAAGTTGGTGGTGGAGGCCTGCGCACTGAGTTCATCACGCACCACGGTGCCGAAGCTGATCGTGGTCCAGGTGGTCGGGTAGTTGCTGGTGACCGTGGACAGCCCGATGCCCTGGGAGGAGGCGGTGAACTGAGAGCTGACCTGCTGCACCCCACCAGTGGGTCCTGGCACGCCCTGAGGGCCCGCATCGCCCTTCTCCCCCTTGGGGCCGGTAGAACCGGTAGGACCCTGTGGACCGATGCCCTGGATGGTGCCGGTGCGCACGCTCAGCGTGCCCCCGCTCTCCAGCCGAGTGACCTGTGAGCTGCTCATACCGACCTCGTGATCCGCTTGTTGACGTACACGTTGCCCTGGACCAGGCGATGGATCCTCGTGGCGTTGGTGTCCATGTTGTCCACGTAGGTGATGAACAGGTCGTACTGGTAGACCCCCGACGGGAAGCCCGAGGTGTCCTCGGCCGGGATGGTCAGCTGGATCAGCCCGGTGTCGGAGTTGTACAGGATGCTCTGGGACCCGGTGGTGTTCCCGTCCGAGGTGGCCAGGGTGTACATGGTGTTGCCGACGTCGTCGCGGATCTCCATCCGCATCGGGGCGAGCACGGTGTAGGGCTGCTGATCCATCGTCGTCCAGTAGAGCTGAACGCCGTAGTCAGCGCCCTGGTCGATCTCCAGATCGACGAGCGCAGCAGTACTCATCAGGCCTCCTCTTCCTGACCATCATCGCGTGCCGGGCCAGTCACCTGATGCTGCTCGCGACCTGCTCGAAGAGCCCGCTCATAGGCCTCCTTGCCACCGGAGACCACGATCACCTGGGTGGCGTTGGCCAGCTCATCCGGGCTGGGCTGGTCCAGGCGAAGCAGCTTCATCCGCTGGGCCATGATCTTGAGAGTGACCTCAGCCCCCTCCTTGTCGCCCTCGGTGCCCTGCACGTAGAACGGGATCATCATCTCGTCCAGGCGGGCCAGCTCCATAGCGATGATGTGGTCGCGCTCTTGCAGGGAGTACTCGCTGACCATGTCCACCATGTAGGCCCGGTAGCCCCGGATGCACTCGGGCACGGTCAGCTGCAGGCGCTCAGCGATCTCCTCAAAGGACAGCCCTGCGCGCTTGAAGTGGTAGATCTTCTTGTCGGTGTCGTCGACCGGGAACTGGATCACGCTCATGCCGCCTCGATCCTGCGCATCGCGTCGTATACCTCCGCGATGGTGAGTGCGGCCGAGTCGACCGCTCGGAAGATCTCCTTCCGCTGTCGCATCGTAGTTCCGGCCCACAGGCCGTAGTCCTCGCGGTTGGTCAGCGCCTGGTACAAGCACTCATTGAAAACCGGGCACATCTCGCAGATGGCCCGGGCTTTGCGTATCGAGGTGAGCGTGTACGCGGGACGCTCCTCGGGGGTCGAGGAGCCAAAGAACACACTCTTGGAGGTGGTCCGGCATGCTGCCCTGGTGTGCCACTCGGGCATCAGGGAGATGATGGACCGGTACCGGGGGACATCGTCCACGTCGGCATGATCAGCGATGCTGAAAAAGTCATTGGCACTCTTCCAGTGTCCGTCCGTAGACGAAGATCGCTGCAGCATCAGTCAGATCCTGGTCTTGACCGCAGAGCGCTGCATAGTCTGGGTGCTCCTTACCTAGCCATAACGCCACATCATCCTTGCTCACGCCACCTTTGCCAACTGTTGCTTTTTTCCAGCTGTCGACCGGGACCACGTGCACCCGGGCGTGTCGCGAAAGAACCATCCCCACCGTCTCGGCGATGAGGATGGTTGTTCGGATGTTGCGCACCCCTGCTAACACCGGTTCTTCCACGTAGATCACCGGGTCGGGGTCGGCCTCGATCAGCGTGTTGAGCCAGAGCTTCATGGCGTTCAGCTCGATGTTGCGGTTGGTCTTCTTGACCAGGATGTGGGCAGTGCGTGGCCCTGCCTCACCATCGGTGAACAGGGCCAGCTTCTTGGATGCCGGGTCGCAGCCCCAGATCATCCGAGGTTGGCGTCGTAGCGCTGTCGGGAG